GACCAGAAGGCCATGCTGCGCCTGCCCGAGCAGGAGCAGGTCGCACTCACTTGGCGTCTGAAGTGGCTGACCACCGCCAGAGCCTCTCAGATGGCCCCACAGGGCGATTGGGCTGAGTGGGGTGTCATGGCAGGGCGAGGCTTCGGCAAGACCCTCCTTGGCGCTCATTGGATCGGCTGGGAGGCATGGAGCGATCCAGAGGCCCTGCCCAGTGCGGTGATCGCCCCGACGCAGTCCGACGTGCGTTACACGTGCTTTGAGGGGCCAGCCGGGTTGATCAGCGTGATCCCCCCCAAGCTGGTCGCCGACTACAATCGATCCGACCTGATCATCCGCCTGACCAATGGCGCGATCATCCGGGGCTTCAGCGCCGAGAAGGCCGAGCGACTGCGTGGCCCCCAGTTCGCCCGCATCTGGTGCGACGAGCTGGCCGCTTGGCAGTATGCCGAAGAGACTTGGGACATGGCCATGATGGGCCTGCGCCTTGGCCATGACCCAAAGGTGGTTTGGACCACGACGCCTCGGCCCATCGAACTGGTGCGTAAGCTGACGACCCCCAAGAAGCGGCGGGTCCTGACGCGAGGCTCAACCTACGACAACAAGGCCAACCTGCCCCAAGCCTTCTTCGACCAGCTAACGCAGTACGAGGGCACGACCATCGGGCGACAGGAGCTTGACGGGGAGCTGATCGATCCAGAGGAGAGCGGCGTCATCAAGCGCTCTTGGATGCGCTTGTGGCCAGCCAAGAAGCCCCTGCCCCAACTGGACTGGATCGTCATGTCCCTCGACACGGCGTTCACCGAGGCGACCACAGACCGAAAGACCGGGGCCGACCCGTCAGCCTGCACGGTCTGGGGCACGTTCATCCACGAAGGCCGCCAGAACGTCCTGCTGCTCGACTGCTGGCAAGACCACCTCGGCCTGCCCGAACTAGTCAAGCGGGTCAAGAAGGAGCTGAACGTGGCTTACGGCGACGATCAGGACGCGGCCCTGCTCAAGCCCATGTTCGGATCGACCAAGATGCTGACCTCCGGGCGTAAGCCTGACATGGTGCTGATTGAGGACAAGGGCAGCGGCATCAGCCTGCGCCAGACCCTCGATCGCGACGGCATCCAAGCCTACGCCTACAACCCCGGCAGGGCCGACAAGCTGGCCCGTTTGCACATGGTGAGCAACGTGTTCGCCCGCCGTCAGGTGTGGCTGCCTGAGAGTGACCGCAACCCCGGCAAGCCTCGCACGTGGGTCGAGCCCATGCTGGCCCAGCTATGCGCCTTCACTGGCGAGGGGTCGATCAAGCACGATGACTACGTGGACAGCACCAGCCAAGCCATGCGCCTGATGGTGGACAAGAACCTGCTCAACCCCATCAAGCTGGAGCGTCAGGCCAAGGAGGCCGAGCGTGACCGCAAGCCCGAGCAGCCCTACCTCAACCCCTATTCCGTGTAGCGTGACATGACCGCCGCATTGAGATACACTCCGACGATCCAGACGTGTGAGGCCTGACCCATGGACGATGAAGAACTGCCCGAAGGCGAGACCGTCGAGATGGATATGGACGCCCCTCTGGATGTCGAGGACACCGAGGACGGCGGGGCTATTGTCACGTTGGACGAGGAGGCCGGACCTAACGAGGGCGACTTCTACGACAACCTCGCCGAGACGATGCCTGAGACCGACCTCAAGAAGATCGGCTCGCAGTTCATTGAGTTCCTGTCGCGCGACAAGGACGCCCGCAAGAAGCGCGACGAGCAGTACGAGGAGGGCATCCGGCGCACAGGCCTAGGCGAGGACGCACCGGGCGGTGCCCAGTTCCAAGGCGCGTCGAAGGTCGTCCACCCGCTCCTGACCGAGGTCTGCGTGGACTTCTCGGCTCGAGCCATCAAGGAACTGTTCCCGCCGCAGGGTCCAGTTCGCGACTTCATCCCCGGCACCCTGACGCCCGAGAAGGTCGAGAAGGCCAAGCGCAAGACCACCTACATGAACTGGCAGCTCACCACGCAGAGCACCGAGTTCCGGGCAGAGCTTGAGCAGCTCCTGACGCAGGTGCCCCTAGGCGGCGCGCAGTACCTCAAGATCACATGGAACGAGAAGCGCAACCGCCCCGAGTTCCTGTTTGTCGCCATTGACGATCTGCTGCTGCCCTTCGCGGCCACCAACTTCTATAGCGCCCAACGCCGCACGCACGTGCAATACCTCACCGCCTTGGACTTTGACAACCGCGTCAAGTCGGGCATGTACCGCGATGTCGACGTGGGCTCACCGGGCATGGAGCCTGAGCGATCCATCGTGGACGTGGCCAACGACAAGATCGAGGGTCGCAGCGAGACCTCGTACAACGAGGACGGCCTGCGGACGGTCTTTGAGATTTACACATTCATCGACATCGAGGACGACACTGACGGACCCGCGCCGTACATCGTCAGCATCGACAAGACCTCCGGCAAGGTGCTGTCGATCTACCGTAACTGGGACGAGGAAGACGAGGACCGCGAGGAACTCCAGTGGATCGTCGAGTTCCCCTTCGTGCCGTGGCGCGGCGCATACCCCATTGGGCTACCGCACATGATCGGCGGCATCTCTGCGGCTGTCACCGGATCGCTGCGCGCGTTGATGGACAGCGCGCACATCAGCAACAGCCAGACCATGCTGAAGATCAAGGGCGGGAGCCGAGGCGGTCAGAGCCTCAACATCCAGCCCACGCAGGTCGAGGAGATCGAGGGCGGCGTCGGCGTTGACGACATCCGCAAGGTCGCCATGCCCCTGCCCTTCAACCCGCCTAGCCCGGTGCTGTTCCAGCTTCTGGGCTTCTTGGTGGACGCAGGCAAGGGCGTGGTCCGCACGTCCATGGAGGAGGTCGGCGACAGCAATCCGAACTCTCCGGTCGGCACCACCCTCGCGCGCCTTGAGCAGGGCATGGTGGTCTACAGCGCCATGCACGCCCGACTGCACAACAGCATGGCGCGCGTCCTGTCGATCCTGCACCGCCTGAACGGCTCGTACATGGACGACACCAAGGAGGTCAAGGAACTGGGCGAGGAGATCGCCAAGCGCGCTGACTTCGAAGGCCCCATGGACGTGGTGCCGGTCTCCGACCCTAACATCTTCTCGGAGAGCCAGCGCTTCGCTCAGGTGCAGGCCGTGGCGCAGCGCGCCGCAGCCCTGCCGCAGATATACAACGCCCGCAAGGTCGAAGAGCGCATCCTTGAGACGTTGAAGGTCCCCAACGCCAAAGAGCTACTTAACCCAGCCCTTGAGCCTCAGAACCAAAACGCCGTGCAAGAGAACGTGGTTGCGACCATGGGCAAGCCTGTCATTGCCTTCCCCGAGCAAGACCATATCGCACACCTCAAGACACACCTCGCTTACATGATCAACCCGGCCTTGGGCATGAGCCAACTCATTGCGCCCACTTACTTGCCGGTAATGATTAACCACCTCAAAGAGCACATCGCCATGTGGTACGCAGCAGCGACCACCGACCTTGCGGACAACGCAGCCGGTGAGAGCGTGAGCGAGGCCTTGCAGAAGATGAAGGACCCCAAGGAGCGGCAGGCGGTTGACCGGATGCTAGCCGAAGCGTCTCAGAACGTAGTGCTTCAAGCCGAGGGCATTTTCGACAGCCTCCCCCCGGTGATCAAGGCCGCCACCGAGTTGATGAAGCAATTCGCACCGCAGCCACCTATGGACCCCGCAGCACAGGCCGCAGCAGCCGAGACGCAGCGTCGTCAGGCGGCAGATCAGGCCAAGATGCAGTTGGACAGCCAAAAGCTACAACTGACCGCCCAGCAGGCCCAGAGCGACGCACAAACCGAACAGGCTCAAGCGCAGCTAGAGGCGCAGCGTCTACAAATCGAGGGCCAGAAGCTGCAAATGGGCGCGCAGAGCGACGCGCAGCGCCTACAGGCCGATCTGGCCATGGCGCAGCAGCACGAGCAGAACGAGAACCAGCGCACGCAGATGCAGGTTGAAGCTCGAAATACTCAAAATGAAGCAGATAACTTGGTCGCCTTGAAGTTGGCCGAACTGGAGATCACTTCGGGCGAGAAGTTTGGCGTCACGACTGGTACGGGGATCAATCCCGGACCATGAACCTAATCACCTGCAAATCAGCAAAAGAGCAAGGCTTGGATCGGTATTTCACTGGCAAGCCTTGCAAGCATGGTCACACCGACGAACGTCGAGTGATTGATCGTGCCTGTGTTGCTTGCGGTAATGAAAAGGCTGTGCGCCACTACAATCGGCACAGGGACGCTCAGATCGCCAAGATGGCCAACTGGCGCAACGCTAACCGAGACAAGATGCGAGCCGCGTCTGACAACTGGAAGGCCAACAATCCCGAGGCCAATCGGCAATCCGCAAAAGCTTATCGCGAAGAGCATGCCGAGCAGCGCGCAAAAGGTATGCGAGATTGGCGAGATCGCAACCTAGATCACGTCAATGCGTATCGCAGCGAATGGCTATCACAAAACGGCGGTTTGATGGCTGCCCACGGCGCAAAATATCGCGCAAAAAAACATCAAGCCGCCCCCAACTGGCTGACCAGTGAACATCATGCCGAAATTGCCGAGATTTACAGGCAATCTCAGCATCTTTCCGCGTCAACCAGCATCCCTCACCATGTCGATCATATCGTTCCACTTCAAAATAAAGTAGTCTCAGGGCTGCACGTTCCGTGGAACCTTCGGATCATTACCGCTCAGGAGAATGTGCGGAAAAAGAACCGTCTCATTCCCGAACTCATCAACCCGTAGAAAGGAACCATCATGGCTAAAGACAGCAAGGCCCCTAGCGGCCCAATCAACCAGCACAAGCGCATGGCTATGGGCATGCCCGTCAACCAAGACCCTGAGAAGGGCAAGAAAACCCCTAAATGAGGGTCGAATTTCTATTAAAGCGCCTTGAGGACGAGCAAAAGATGCTCGCGATTGAGGCGCTTTCTCGCCCCGCAGGCAAGGAACCTTACGATTACGGGCGTGTCGTGGGGATTTACGCCGGATTGGAACAGGCCAAGAACCTGATTCACGACATTTTGGCCGAAAAAGAGGCCAAAGACTTCCTTCTCTAACTGCATAGGAGCAAATAATGCAGGAAATTAGCAATAAGATCGATTTTTCCTACGATAGCCTTGAAGAGGCGTTCCCATCCGCTGATCCGGGCGTCGCGCCCTTCGGATCACGTGTCTTGGTCCAAATCCGCACCCCAAAGAAGAAGACCAAGGGTGGCATCATCCTGACTTCGGACGTGCGCGAGACCGAACATTACAACACGCAGGTCGCCAAGGTCATTGCCGTGGGCAGTTTGGCCTTCAAGAACCGCAACACCATGGAGCCATGGCCCGAGGGGTCTTGGTGCGACGTGGGAGAATATGTCCGCGTGCCGCGTTATGGCGGTGACCGTTGGTCTGTGAAGACAAACGACGGCGAGGACGAAGCCATCTTGGTCATTTTCAATGATCTCGATCTGGTGGGCAAGGTCACGGGCGATCCGATGGCCGTTAAAGCCTTCCTGTAACCGCATTGCTGCCATTGAAAGGGAAGAGCGATGTCTGAGAACGTAATCGAAGAGAACGACGACGAGGAGCTGATCGCCGTTGAAGAGGAACCGGCACAGGTAGAGCAACCCGAGCCGGAAGAGGACGACGAGGACGATGACGAGGACGCGCGCCTCTCTGAAAGCCAAGACGATCTAGACGACGAGGTTGCCAACCGTAACCGCAAGAAGCGCACCAAGCGGCGTGACTTGCAAAAGGCCGCCAAAGAGAACGCTCAGCGCGAGATCAGGGCGCTTCGCGAGCAAAACGAGTTGCTCATGCGTCGGATGCAGGCCGTCGAGGGCAACGCTCTTGAGCAGAACGTATACGCCATTGACCGTCGTCTAAACGAGGCTATCAGCGAGGCCCAGCAAGCCGAGCGGATCGTCGCACGTGCTGTCGAAGCCGGTAACGGTGAAGACGTGGTTGCGGCCATGCGTATGCGTGACGAAGCCAAGGAACGCGCTGCCCAGCTTGCCGCCGCAAAGCAGCAAGTCGAAAGCGCAAAGGTCCAGATCGCTCAGCCAACCGTTGACCCACAAGTCACGAAATTGGCCCAAGATTGGATTAAAGCTAACCCTTGGTACGATCCGCAAGGCCGTGACGAAGAAAGCGCCATCACCAAGGCCATTGATAACCAACTGGTTCGCGAAGGCTATAACCCGGCAACATACGAGTATTGGCAGGCTCTAACCGAGCGCGTCTCTGCACGTATCGGCACCAACGATCCGGCCCCATCACGGGACACCGGAGCGCCTAAGCGGAAGGCTCCTCCAATGGGCAACACACGCGAACACGCGCCTGTCAGCACCAAAAAAGAAGTCTACGTGACACCCGCCCGCAAACAAGCTATGATGGACGCAGGCGTCTGGGATGATCCCGTCAAACGGACCCGGATGCTCAAGGCGTATCAGGCTTACGACCGCAACTCGGCTCGCTGAAGGAGTGAACCAGATGATCGAAGCTAACGACGACCGCCTTAAAAAGGAAATGGGTGTAGCTAGTCGGCGCTCCCGCGCATTGGATGACAGGACCGTCACCGAAGACCGCGAGATGACCGAAGACGACCGGCTCGAAATGTTCCGTATGCAACAATTTGCCGATGCTCTTCCGGACCTACCAAATATCCCCGGATATCATATGTGCTGGTTGTCCACGACTAACGGTAGCGACCCAATCGCGCGCCGCATTCGCCTAGGATATACTCCGGTTCGCGCCGAAGATGTCCCCGGCTTTGAGTATGCGTCGCAGAAGACTGGTGAGTGGGCCGGATGCGTGGGCATCAATGAGATGCTAGCGTTTAAGCTGCCCTTGAGCCTCTATGAGAAGTTCATGCAGGAAGCTCACCATAATGCACCCAACCGCGAAGAAGGTAAGCTGGCCGATACAGCCAATTTCCTTCGGGACCAACTGAGGTCAGCGGGAAGCGCGATATACGAAGGTGATGGTATGCAAGAATTGCATCAAGCAGCACCCGCCCGAGGTCGTTTCGACTAAGGGCTTTCGTTTAACGTCTTACAAAGGGTAAGCAAATGTCTGCGACTTCCGCTCCTTTTGGCTTGCGTGCGTCCTATTCGCCTATGGGTGTGGTTCGTCCACAAGCCATGACGATCCTGACCGCCTACGCATCCAATATTCTGCAAAACCAGCCGGTCAAGATCGGCACCAACGGCACCGTCGAAGCAGCCGCCATCGGTGACAGCTTCATCGGCACCTTCTGCGGTGTTGAATTTACCGACACAGATGGCCGTCGTCGCGTTTCCAACAAGTGGACCGCGAGCACTTCTGCCACGGATATCGTTGCCTACGTCACTCTTGATCCGACGATGGTTTACGAAATCCAATCGAACGCGGCTTTGAACGTGTCGAACATTGGCGAGCAGTACGACTTCACCACCATCTCCGCAGGTTCTACGACCACTGGTCTGAGCCAACTGATGCTCGACGTAGCCTCTTCGGCTGCCAACGCATCTCTCCGTCTGATCGGCATCACTCCGGGTTCGGATAACAACTGGGGCGACACCTACGTGATCGCTCAAGTTCAAATCTCCGAACATCAGAATGTTGCTAAGATCGCAGCCTACTAAGGAGGGCTTAAACTATGGCTAATCCAATGCGTAGTACAGACTTCCGCTCCATCGTCGAGCCGATCTTGAACCAAGAATTTGATGGTATCTACGATCAGCGCGCCGACGAGTGGAAGGCTGTTTTTGACGAGTTCAGCGGCATCCCCCGGAACTACCACGAAGAGCCTGTCCTGTACGGGTTCGGCGCGGCTCCGGAGCTTCCGGACGGTATGCCTGTCACCTATCAATCGGGTGGCGTGCTGTTCATTCAGCGTTACGTCTACAAGGTCTACGGTCTGGCATTCGCCCTGACCAAAGTCCTCGTGGAAGACGGCGACCACATCCGTATCGGCCAGACCTATGCCAAGCACTTGGCTCAGTCACTGGTTGAGACGAAGGAAACCCTCTGCGCCAACATCCTGAACCGCGCCTTCAACGGCTCGTACACAGGCGGTGACGGCGTGGCCCTGAACGCCAACAACCACCCCATCGTCAATGGCACGTTCTCGAACGTCCTGACGACCGCTGCCAACCTGTCGCAGACTTCGCTTGAGCAGATGCTCATCCAAATCCGCAACGCGGTTGACAACAACGGTAAGCGCATCCGCCTCACCCCGACGCGGATCGTCACCGGCCCATCCAACGTCTTCCAAGCTGAAGTGTTGCTGAAGTCCGCCCTGCGCGCAGGTACGGCCAACAACGACATCAACCCTGTGAAGTCCATGGGTATGCTGGACAAGGGCCAAGCCAACCTGTCGCGTATCACCTCCAACACCGCTTGGTGGGTGCAGACCGATGCGTCGGATGGTTTGAAGCTGGCGAAGCGTCGTGGCCTTGAGAAGAGCATGGAGGGGGACTTCGAGACGGATTCAATGCGCTATAAGGCCACCGAGCGTTATGCAGTTTCGTGGACCGACCCACGGGGCCTGTACGGTACCGCCGGTATCTGATAACCTACTGAAAAATAACGCTTTTTAAGATAGCCCTCGCTCACAAGGCGGGGGCTATTTTATTGCTTGCCGCAACAAAACTAATTTGGTATTATTTCAAACTGGTTTTAAAGCGCAGGGCCTCAAATGGTAGCTAGCATCGTCAATGTAATATCAAAATTTCCTCAAACCGTGCGGGATCGTTACGATTTTAGCCAAGCAGTTTATACCGGCGCGCTTGAGCGCATCACCGGCATCGTGTGTCGCAAGCATGGAGTTTTCAGTCAAATCTCAGCGCAACTTCGCAAGGACGGCGCTGGCTGTCCTGCATGTGGCGGCGAGGTTCGAGCCTCTAAAAAACGAGCCGATCCAAAGGACGTAATCCGTCAGGCGAGGGAGCGGCACAACGGCTTCTACACCTACGAGCGCACTGTCTACGTGAACAATGGCACAAAATTTATAGTTACATGCCCCGTGCATGGAGACTTTGACGTAGCGCCGAACAACCATGTCTCTGCGGGTCAGGGTTGCCCCACTTGCGGCGCAGCTAAGCGCGGGCGTCGCACCGACGTAATAGGCGCTGCTCGGAAGACGGCGGACGCAAAGATTGCCAAGTTTGCTGACAAATTTGTCTCTCAAGCCCGCGCAGTGCATGGCGACGCCTACGACTACAGCGCGGTGGAGTATCAAGGGCGCAACACCAAAGTTAAGATCATATGCCCTAAGCATGGGCCCTTTTTGCAAAAACCATATCAGCATATTGCCAGAAGCCACGGCTGCCCCGAGTGCTCCCACCACCGCTCAAAGGGTGAGGCGGCCCTACTGCGCTTTGTGTCCATCTACGCCGAAGCCAAGACCCGTGACCGCTCTGTCGTGCCGCCCAAGGAGTTGGACATCTATGTTCCCTCGGCCTCGCTGGCGATAGAATATTGCGGGGAGTATTGGCACGCTTCCTCGTCGGTCAATGAAGAGCGTCAAGACCGCACGCGCCACCTCGATAAGCATCTGGCTTGTGAGGCGCAGGGCATCAGGCTGCTGACCGTGTACGAGAGCGAGTGGCTAGACCGGCCACACGCCATCAAGCGTCTGGTGCGTAACGCTCTGGGCAAGGGCCGGGGCAAGCTCATGGCCCGCAAGTGCGTGTTGCTCCCTGTCGGCAACGCAGAGGCGGCCAAGTTCTTTGAGGCCTACCACCCGCAAGGCGGCGGCGGTTACGGCCAGCACTACGGACTGTGGCATGGTGACAAGCTGGTGGCCTGTATGCGCTTTACCTTTGGCAGCAACGACCGTGGCGCGCATGCCGACCGGGTATGGACCCTGAGCCGGTATGCCACCCGCGTGTCGGTGACGGGCGGTGCCTCGCGGCTCTTCAGCGCGTTCGTGAGCGAGCACAGGCCTGACGTGGTAAAGTCCTTCTCCGATAACCGCTACTTCACGGGCGGCATGTATGAGCAACTCGGGTTTACGCTGGAGGATGTGTCGGCTCCTGACTATCAGGTCTACCATCCCAAGACGGGCCTACTCCCCAAGACGGCATGGCAACGACGCAAAATCCCCGCGCGCATTCGCGACCTTCGCTCGGACGAGACCTTTGATCCGGCCACCGATCCTCGCAGCGAGCGAGATATGACCTATCTCCTAGGTGCCCAGCGAATGTTCGATTGCGGAAAGAAGCGGTGGGTGTGGCGTGATCTAGCCAACGCCCCTGATCTCGTGCTATGATCTATACCGCTATAGCATAGTCTTTTTGCAAAAAGGTTCCCCCTCATGGCTCAAACTGCTTTCTCCGGCCCTATCGCCTCTGGCGATAAGCCACTTGGTAGCGTCAACCCGAATATCGGCCTTGTCGTTCTGTCCCAGACTGTGACGATCAACTTTGACGCCACGCTTGTTCAGAGCGGCACGATGTACCTGCCACTCGGCTCGCGCATCGTAAATATCGTCGCCGATGTCCTGACGGTATATGACAGCGCCACCTCGGCAACGCTCACGGTCGGCACCTCTTCTGCCGCCACGACCTACGCCTCGGGTGTCAACGCCAAGACCGCCGCGCGCACCACGCCGACCTTCACGGCGGCGCAACTGACCTCAATGGGCTCCACCGCCTTGGCTCCCGTGGTTGCCACGGTTACCTCGGTCGGCCAGCCTACTGCTGGTTCGGTTCGCGTGACTGTCCAGTACGTCCAGACGACCTCGCAAGACTAAGATTAGGCCACTCGGGAAACTGGGTGGCCTAATACCTTTCGCGCGGGTCTGTAATGCGCTACACTAGGGTCCAAGACCCGCTTTGAAAAGGATGCGCCCATGCGCCCCGTAGTTCTATCGGTGACTGGCGTCGGCAATTCGGCGGTTGATCCCCTAGACCATTACCTGACCCCGTTCAACGTGTCGTTGGCCGTCGTGGTTACAGGCACCATCACTTACACCGTCCAGTACACCTATGACGACGTGTTCGCGGCAGGTTACACGCCTGCATCCGGCAACTGGTTGCCTCATCCGTCTCTCACGTCACAGACGGCGACCAAAGACAGCAACATTGCGTATCCCGTCCGAGCCGTTCGCCTGACCACCTCGGCGGGTTCTGGCACGGCTGCGTTGACCGTTATCCAAACTGGTGGTGGAGGCGTCTAATGATCTCGACGAACATCGACGGGTCAATCCCCGGTTCAAATGCTCTGGCCGACGTGCTGGCGCTGATCGCCAACCCGAAGGCATACGCTGCCAAGCTGGCCGAGCTTCAGGCCGCCACGGACGAGTACAAGGCCTTTGTGGCCCTGATCGGCCCCGCCTCTGAGATCGACAAGCTGCGTACTGACGCGGCTCTGGATCGCGAGAACGCGGCGGCGGCCACGGCCTTTGCTAAGAACTTTGTCGAGACCACTATGGCTGAGGCCAAGGCAGAGGCTGCGGATATCATCGCCAAGGCCAAGGAAGAGGCCGCTGGCATCATTGCCGACACCAAGGCCACGAACGCCGAAGCCAAGAAGATCAAGGCGTCTCTGACGGAGGCCATCGCGAACGCTAACGCCGCCAAGACTGAGGCTGATGCAAAGATCGCCGAGGCCGACGCTAAGGCGGCAGAAGTCATCGCCCGCTCTAAGTTTTTGGATGAGGCCGAAGCCGCTTTAGCCGCTGAAAAAGAAGCCATCGCAGCGCGCCATAAGCAGTTCATTGAAAGCCTCTAGGCCGTGTCTGGCGTCGTCGATTTCCGTACGATACTCGAGGACGCCAACGGTAACATCACTGGCGTGGCGGGGAACCCGCTCGTCACCACGGGTGGCGGGGGCGGTGGGGGAAGCAGTTCTCCACTAGACCCCTACCCCATAAACGATCTGGACGGCACCGATCCGCTATACATCGGCAAGGCGACTTCCAGCGGCACGTGGCTACTCCAAAAATACTCCACGGCGTCTGGAACGATGCGGTACGCCAACCTATCCAATAATCCATCATACGCCTCCTACGCCTCCGCATGGGCCGCGCGGGCCACTCTAACCTATGGGCTGTTCCAAACGCTTACGGGCGTGTAAGATGGCTGAGATTTTCGGCATAAGGAACCATCATGGCAAAGTCAGTCGCCACCTGTAACAGTTTGCTAAAGCTGCTCTTCAATGCCACCGCTTGGGCAGGCATTGCGGATAACGCTGCGTCGGCACCCTACACCAACCTATATCTCAGCCTTCACACGGCTGACCCCGGCACGGGCAACAGCCAGCAGACCAACGAGACCGGATACACCAACTACGCTCGCGTCGCGGTCTTGCGGACTTCGGCAGGCTGGACGGTCGCAACCAACACGGCGGTTAATGCGGGTCTGGTCCAGTTTCCGCAGTGCGGTGCTACAGGCGCGACCTTGACCTATGTTGCCATCGGCACGGCGGCGACGGGTGTGGGCAATGTGCTTTATTCGGGTCCGCTGAATAGCTCGCTTGCCGTTGCTTCGGGTATCCAGCCACAGTTTAACGCTTCGGCGCTCACCGTGACGGAGACCTAAGCATGAGCCAGCCAAACCTAGCCAAGGGCGAAGAGCCTCTATATTCGTGCGTTCAATGCAACGGACCCGTGTTTCTGGTCGATGGCATCGTCTACAAGCCCTGTGCCCATACGGCGGCTGCGGTTCTCGCAAACCTGTCAGCGATCCTGCGCGGCACCTCTGAGGTGAAATAGTGGCGATCCGCTCGTACAAGGATTTGGTGGACGCTGAAGAGCGCGGGCAGACCTTTATCGGCGGCTTCCGTAAGAGTTTTAACTCGACCGCGAACAATTGCTGGTTTGATGTAACATCAAGCCCCGGTAACCCCCTGCCGTTCTATTATGCGTCATCGCCTCTGTATGGCGAGCAACTTAGCCAATCCGTCAATGGGGGCATCCCGCATAATCAGCCTGTTGGTCAGTTAGGATATAAAACCTACCTCAAGACCATTGCGATCTCTCCTTCGGCGGCGGCATTTAGTGCTGGCCCCATGATCCTGATGGATTTTCTATATTACTATCCGTTTATCGACACAGGCACGACGGACGAGCAGTTTCTATATCAAGGCTTGGGCCTGCCGCGATACGTTGACGGGAAGGGTGTGCAAGTCATAGCCGTTCAAATGGCGGGACTACTCGGCACCGGAAGCCCAACCTTTCGGTTCACTTACACCAATCAAGACGGCCTCTTCAGGACCAGCCCAACGCAGACTTGCGGGTCGGGGTCTATCACGGGTCAGTTAGCTACTGGCAATAACGGTAACGTGGCCATGCCAAATAGCAACTACCCGTTTTTGACTTTGCTTCCCGGCGATACAGGTGTTCGCGAGGTTTTGTCCGTGACGTTTGACACGCCAGATATCGGTCTGTTGGCATTCATTCTGGTTAAGCCGCTCGAGCAGATCATCTTGCGGGAAAACGGCACTACTGGCGAGCGCACACCTGTGACGGATTTCTTTGATCTTCCTGTCATCGAGGATGACGCCTATCTTTCGATGCTAATGAACCCCGGTTTCAACCAGTTAAACCAGTCGAATTTCATTGGCACAATTCAAACGGTTTGGGGATAAATCATGGCTCTGCAGTCGATGGATCAAATCATCAGCGCGATTACTGCCTCGCAGTTTAACCGCACTGACTGGAACAAGAACGCCCTCCCCGTCACGGCACAGGTCGCGGGCCAGTGGTACGACCTAAGCACAGGCGCGGGCAATCCGTTTCAGAACTCAACGCACGGATCGACGGCAAACCTAGCCTTTCAGGCCCTGTCCGACACAACGTCTATCGGTGCCACCACGGCGGCTCTAGGCGGCTCTATTGCTGGTACGGTGTTCACCGACACAACCCATGGCACAAACCGCTTTACGGTTGGTATGTTGCTATCAGGCACGGGCGTATCGGCTGGTACCTACATCACCTCGCTAGGCACGGGTACGGGTGCCAACAACGGCGGCACCTACAACGTGTCGATTTCGCAGACCGTCACGGCGCAAACCATCACAGGAACGGCGACAACTAACGGCCTATACACGGGCGGCAACGTCGCGCCATCTATCAAGAATATCTTGAACGTCTCGGCGTTCTCAGCGGCGGCAACTACCGCCCCGGCGACACTCATGCTGGTAGACATGATTGCAATGTTTACCGTGTCGAGTGTGACCACCACGGGCGCACAATCCTTCACGGGTACGCAGACGCTGCCCCGCTATGCCACAGGCGCGGGTGTTCAAGCGTTTATCGTGCCTTCAGTCGTCATGGGTGCTGGTACGCCAACCATCCAGCTAGG